CGACTAATCTTGTTTTAATACCTTGAATACCTGCAGCTATTGCAATATTTTTAGGATCATCGTCAAAGAATACAACTTTATTATATTGTTTAGTCATTTTCGTAAGGATTTTTCGTTTTTCTTCAGGTATATCGCGTTTTCCTGCATCATCACCTATAGTGATAATATGTTTCATATCAATATCTATACCATGTTGTTTAAGATACTCATATATAGCTGACTTAACATGCATAGATCGTGCTGTAAGAATAAACATTTCTGAAGTACTTCTTTTTTCTTTAATCGCATTATTGATATTCTTAAAGGCCGGCCACATTTTATGTTGCTTTGCGTTTAAGATTAATTCAGGATCTTTGAATTCAGAAAAATCATAAGTGTCTTCTGGGTGAGGTTTATAAAAATTGTATTGTTTTGAATCCATTGATTTGTGATGAGCACCATTACGATAAACATGTATTCTTGCTGTTGTTGTAACAAGTGTTTCATCAAAATCAAAAATGTACGCGACTTTTCCTGTCATTACAGTTATTTTATTTTATATATTCAACAAGAAAGGGAGCACTAAGGCTCCCTTCTAAAATCTATCTTCTTACTTTGAAATTACTTTTCTTATTTATCTTCAACTTTGGTTTCATCTTTGTCGCCAATGCCTGAAAAATCGATTTCGTCATCGCCAACTTCTTCTTCACCTTCTGGTTCTACAGCGTCTTCTTCGCCAACTTCTTCAGTTTCAATATCTCCACCAAACATTTCTTTAACGTCTACACCTTTTTCTTCAAGCCATCCTTTAAGAATGTCCCAATCTGCGGCTTCAACTTTAATTTTGTTTTCTTCGAATTCTTGTGTAGGTTCTACATTTTCTTCGCCTTCTGGTTTGTCTAATTCGGTTGCATCTGCACCTTGATCTCCAAGTCCTAAGTCATCGCTAACACCTAGATCTGAATTTTCACCTTCTTCATTAAGATAATTTGCTGTAACAAAAGCTTTTAATGATTCTTTTGCTAAAGTTGCGGTATCTTTATCTTCATCTTCAAGTGGTGAGCCTTCTGGTTTTTCTTCTGGTGTTTCAGCAGGAATATCATCTGATGATGGTTCTTCTTCTGTTTCTGGAGCAACTTCTGCAGGTTTTTCTTCTACAGGAACCTTTTGAGCAGTTATGCCTAATTCTTGAAGTTCATCAATAGCAGCATCTGGATCATCAACTGTAATAATGAATTCTGTGATTTCTACTTTTTCAATGCCATCATCTTCAGGAGTTACATCAACATCTTCACCACCTTCTGGAGCTTCAGCAGCGGTATCAACGTCATCATCTTTTAATTCATCATCTTCTGTAGGTGCTTCAGCTTCATTTACTGTTTTGCCTTTTTTTCCTTTAAGATTTTCGATAATGTCTTTCATCCTTTGAACTCTACCATCATGTTCGGTAAGTTCTTTTTCGATAGAATCAATATCGCTATTGTCTTTATCTTCATTATCATTTAAAAGATTGTGATATTCGGCTTTGCTATAACGGCCGCCAAATTTATCTGACTTTTTTCCGGTCAACTTATTTGTGGGGAACTGAGGTGTTTTTTCAGCTTCATCCACATCGTCTAAAACTGCATCTTCTTCGAAATCAACATCTTCTGGATCGATTTTAGGACGGCCATCTTCGCCTTCTTCGCCTTCTTCATCCATATCATCTTCGTCGAATTCGTCATCGTCATCGTCATCGTCTAAATCTTCGTCAGGGTCTTCATCTGGATCTTCATCTGGATCTTCGACTTCACCTTCGTCATCACCTTCATATTCAGCTAATTTAGCTTCGAGTTCAGTAAGTCTGTCTTCCAATTCTTCGATTCTTTCTTCAAGGCCTTCACCTTCTTCATCATCGTCATCTTCTGAGAATCTTTCATCTTCATCAAATTCTACTTCATCTGCAGGACCTTCTTCGCTATCGATATCTTCGGCTTCCATGTCGTCTGCTTCGATTTCGTCTTCACCTTCTATGTCTTCAGGTGTGCCTTCAATTTCTTCGTCATCATCTTCATCTTCATTTATTGCATGTTGATTTTCGAGGATCATGTTAAGACTTTTTCTTGCATTTTTTACTGATTCAGATACGTTTCCGTTTTCAGCAGGAACAAATTGATTGACTAATCTTTGTCCTAAATTTGAAAGTTTGAAATAAGTAATGCTTCTTTTGCTTTCTGTTATAAAGTATTTGGCATTTCTTTTAATAAACATATTGGCTGCAGCAACTGTTGCTCCGCCTTCTTTAAGACCTATAATAAATTGTTTAAGGTCTTTTTTACTTACTTGTGCATTTTCTGCAACAAATGATAACACCTGATTTCTAAGTGGGGCATTAGTTCCAGCTGTTACAGTTGGGCGTTGTCCATACTTACGTTTCAATGTTATCGATTTAGATTCTGATAAGTACTCTGTAAGAGTCTTCGGAACATACTGTTTTTTCATAGTTGTAACATTAATTTTATTTTTATAAATTATATATTCATTACTGAAATAACAACTTGAGCACTTTTTGTAACATGTATTCTCATGTAACAGGCAAAATAAAAGGGAGCATTTAGTTCCCTTGTTTTTGTTTTTCATTCATAAATTCATCTAGTGTAGGAATCTTGTGTTCCGTTAATTCCTTTTCTACACCATCTAATTCACGATCATTTTTATTTTGATCTTTTTTCAAAAGTTTATGTGTTTTTGGATCTATTTTTCCACCTAAGTTAGGTTCCAATTTGGTTGATTCATTTGTATTCTCGGGTTCTGCTTCAGGTTCTTCAGCATGATTATTGAATTCTTCTTCAGACATTAATTCAGCATCAGCATAGTTTTCTCTTAAGAATGCGATTATGTCTACTTCATCCCAATCAGGATCGTAGTTCATTTTTTCAAAAGTATCAGATACGCCGTCAACTAATTTTGATCTCCAATCACCCTCATCGAATAACTTGTAAATCTTTCCAACAAATTCTTCTCCTTCATCATCGACTTTAACATAAAATACTTTGTCATTATCGATTTTTTCATCTTTATCAGTAATGTCTCCTGATTCCGTATCATCGTCATCCATTGATAAAATATCACTGGTTTCTTCAGGCGCACTTAATTTCATTCCTATAGAATCGATTCTATCTTTCCATTCTTTGTCTAACTCAGTTTCATCGAAATCAATCGTAGAACCATCTTCATCTTCAGTATAACTGATATTTTCAGCATCCAAATAATCTTTAAGTTCTTGCAAATCGTATGGATCAACATCTTCAAGAGTAAACTTATTTTCATTTACTGATTCGTATACAGTTTCCATTTTATCGATTTTTGCTTGTAACTTATCAATTTTTGCTTGAATTTTTGGTATTTCCTTAGCAGCTTCTTTACGTTTAGCATCTAAAGCTGGATTAAATTCAGGATAGTAGTAATAGTAGTTGTGTAAAATATCTTCAGCATTTGGCACTCCTGCTTTTTGAAGAGCTCTAAGTACTTCCCCTTCATCTTTATACCCGCCCGAATTTAAAATTTCAGAAGCTTTTTCACCTATTTCAGCAAAGAATTCTTCTGTTTCACCTTGAGCACCGTCAGGAGATTCTGTGGCATCTTCATAATATCTAAGATTTTGTTTTTCATCTTCAATCTCACCTTCAAGATCCATAATTTTTTCACGAATTGCCCATGTCATTTTTTTAACTCTTCTTTGGGGTTCTTTTTTTTCTGGGTGGCCACCAGTTACAGGGCGTTCAGTCCAATTACTTTGATCACGTTGATCCGCATTAATATTGCCTGTATATCTCGCTTCTTCTCCACCGGGTCTAAGTAGCCAGGGTTCGTCAACTTCATTAAGTTCTTTAATGTTTAAGATGTCAGGATAAGATTCAACTGTCGCAGCAGCAACGTTTCCATTAGAACTTACCGGTTGACCTGCAGTAGTAACAGTTCCAGTTTGTTTGGCTGTTTGTTGAGTGGCTTGTGATACATTTTTTGTAGCTGGAGTTGTAGTACTTTTGGCTGCGGCAGTTTGTTGTTGAGCAATTTTCATATACTTAACATTAATTGCTTCTCTTTGCTGCGCAAGTTTATCGTTTAACTCCTTAAGCCCTTTATTATAATTATTTTGGGCATTTAAAAGTTCTCGAGCTTGTGCTTCACTATAAATAACATCTCCATCTTCTAAAAGAAGATTATTTTTACGCAACATATTATTGTTTATTATTTTTATTAAAGGGCTGCTTTCTTTTCTTTCCAAGCATCAATTTTCTTTTGAATTGCTTCAACATTAGCTTTTTTCTGGCCTGGAGTTTGTTTCATGTTTCCGGGTTTCTGAGCTTTTTTCTTTTCAACTTCAAGAGCTGCAATTGCTTGATCTATTTTTTCTTTTTTATCTTGATTAACTTTAGTAGGTTTGGTTTTTTCTGCTTTTTCCTTTTCTCTACTAACGTTTTTCATTGTTGGTTGATCTTCCTTTTCAACGGCCTTTTTTGATTCAAGAAGTTCATTTAATGATTCGAATACTAATTTTTTCATATTATTCTGTTTTATTTTATTTGCTTATTTGGTTTATATATTTCAACTATTCCCAACCCTTTTCAATAACTTCAAATTTCGAGTTGAATTGAACTTTTGTAAGTAACATACGTGTTCTATTTCCCCAACTTGAGAAATTGGGATTTGTCTTAAGTTGTTCTCGAGCATGTTTAATAGATTCATCATCTATAATTTGTGATTCGCTTGGTATAAAAATTGTAAATTCTTTGTAGCCTTTAAGAATATAATTACGAACACTTATAACAATAATTTTTCTGTCCACATCAACATTAAAGCCTTTTCCCCAATTTGTCAAATATCCTGAATTATCTTTTTTAATAGATGTTTTCGTTTTGGCTTTAAGAACAGCACCAGGTTTAAGTAAATCAAATGAATACCCTCCAATACCCATGTCATTTATAGGATCAGACATTTCTTCTGAAAACTTTTCATTAATATGTTCTCTAACTAATTTCATATCAAATTTTCTTTTTATATTTATCTATGATATCTCTCCATTCTTCGGGAATTCCTTCGTAATACTTTTCATCCATCATAAATTTTGGAAGTGTAACCATGTATACAACTCCATGCCGGCCAAACATTGCTCTTTGTTTCATCATATCTACACTATGTAAATCTACAAGATCATACTTGTTGATTTTTACAAGTTTTTCGGCCTCAAATTTATCTTCGTAATATTTCTTTCCATTGACTACAACAGGTAATTTTTCTTCGTAACCTATGAAAATGTAGATATTATTTTCTTTATCAAATTTCTTTTGATCAGGAGTTCTATGCATAAATTTCGAGTAAAGATCGATTTGTGCCATCATTTCTTTTCGTGAAACTTCATTAGGCACCAAGTATTCTACTATGAAAATAATATCTTCAAATGATATTTTGGCTTTTACAGCCTCTTTAACTATTTTGTAATTATCTTTTTTCCCCTCAATAATATCCTGCATTAATTGTTTCTTCTCTTCTGGAAAATATTTCATTTGAATTTCAAAGAATTGTGTGCCTAATCTTTGAAAACCACGTTTCAAAAAAAACGTGCCATCATCTTTAAACTCTACTTCTTTTTCTTCAATGCCTAATCGTGTAAAGTCATTAATGATTCTTTGCTTTCCGATTCCTAAATCTTTAATAGTGTCGGATTCTTCTGAGAATTTCTCGTTTATATCGCTTCTTACTAATTTCATTATCTTACGAATATTTTTATTCCTTTGTTTTCATCTAACAATGCAAAATACCAAACTTCATCTTTATTAATATAATTGCCATCACTTGTTGCATATTTATAAACGCCTGGATCATTTGTTACTAACGCAAAAGCTCCATCTCCTTCGCTATCTATATCTTCGACTCTATCAACAGGTTTTCGAGTTGTAAGACGTTGTAATCCTCCGTAACTATCTGAGTTTCCTTGATGAAAATTTCCTGTAACATGCTTGCCAACAAAAATTTCTTCTAACACTTTTCTCCATTCTTTGGCTAAATCTTTAATGTTGCCGTTGTCATATTCGTCATTAAGATCATGCCATTCTTTGTATACGTCAATACCTCCAATGCCCAAATCTTTTATAGGATCAGAATCTTCTGTAAAACCCATCGTTTCATTTATATGTTCTCTTACAATTTTCATATATCATCAAATAATTTATTTTGAACTACTTGTGCATTAAAAGCTGCGTCTAAATCTCCGAAATACGTATATTGCGTTTTTCCAGCATCAAGGTATTCTATTGTAAGAAATTTGCCTTTAGTTGTGTTATATGTAGTGATCACGCTTTTATTAGCTAATTTTCCCATTTTTCTTAACATAAAACCAAGATTATATTTGGGCTTCTTTTCAATAAGATTTTTTTCACAAAAATCAAAAATACGATTGAAATACTCTACATGACCATTCTCTAATGCTGTATCACCGAGCCAATAAATATCATTATCGTCATGTCCTAAAAACGCATATATTTTGTAAAGATCATCTTCAGAAATACGTATAAAATCTCGCATGTTATCAAGTTCGTATTTTTTCAAATTATTCTTCAATCCAATATTCATATCTTTAATAGGATCGCTTTGTTCTTCAAATTTCTCGTTTATATGTTCTCTTAGAAGTTTCATTAGTGTTTATTACGTTTTTGCCCTTTAAGTTTTTTAACTCTTTTATCAATAGTTTCTTGTGATTGTTTTTTTCCTAATAATGAAATTGCATTTGCTTTTCCTATTTTGTCTTTTGTTTCTTGTGTTTGTTTTATTTGTTTTCTTTTATCTGATAATTTCTTTTTATATTCAATGTATTTTTTATCAGCTTCTTCTTTTCCGTACTTTTCTACCCAAACATCATATATACTTCTGCCGTGCATTCCATTGATTGTTCCAGTATGCGCATGATTATTTTTATAATCTGCATATTTTTTGTCTGCTTCTTCCTTTCCGTGTTTTTCAAGCCATACATCATATACCGTTTTTGCATACATCCCGTTATTTTTTCCACTCAAAGATAAGCCTCTCTTTGTATTTGTAGCTTGTTTTTCTTCAGGCGTTTTATACGAAAACGTATCACCACCATCTCCACCGCGTGTTAAATTATATCCGCCTTCACTAATATGGGTTTTTAATTTATCTATCCAATGTATTTCTTTTTCAAAAACTTCATCTTCTTTACAAAATTCTAGAATTCCTTTAACAAAATTATTCTGACCATATTTTTTAATATCTCGTTTAAGCAAAAGCCCGCTTCCAAAATAACTATCATACGCTTTATTTGTTGCATGCCACCCTATATAACATCTTCCATTTAATAAATTTTTAATTTGATATATGTAGTAATGTTTATAAGTTTTCATATATTAATCATTGATAGGCTTAATTATTTGTCCCGACCAAAGACGATACTCGGAAAAAACGTTGTTAAACAAATTATGTATACAAGGGGGTGTTAATTCCAAGAATAATGAATAGTTGTTATCTTCAATTGATCTAAATGATGAAAGCCTATCTTCATTATCAAGTTCGCCAATGTTAAATTTAGGATCAACATTTATACGTCCACCCATTATTTCTTCTTCAAAGAATAACTGAAGTGTCATTTCTGATTTTTTGCCTTTATCAGTGATTATTACGATAGGTTCATAATTAGGTCTACAATATTCAAATATTTCTGTTAAGTTCCAAGATACAAGTAAAGCTGATCCTGGAATTAATGCATTATCGAAATTTATTAATGCTTGCATTTGAGCTTTCATTAAATTATCTGAAGCATGAAAATCTTTTCCTTCAACTTTATATTCATTACTTACTCCGAATAAAATTATAGGAGCATTCCACATATCATGAATTCTATGAACGTTTGTCATTTGGGAATTCGTAAATGGTTCGAATGTAGTGATATAAACTGCACAAGCTTGTTTACCTCTAATAACATCTCGTATTCTTGGTTCAAAAGCCTTTTGGATTGATGCAATAACTCTCATGTTATCAACATCGGTAGGATTTCTTTTCTTAAATGCGTCTACTACAATGTTTTCAGAACGAGCTTCATCAATTACTTTTACTTCTTCAAATTTATTTACGTATCCATTAATAAGGTTAACGTGTGAATTGAATTTTGTTACAATTGCTTCAGTTAATAACCCGTATGGCTTTTTGATTTTTCTGAATGATGATAAAAATACTTTAAATAATGCTTCATAAATAGGAGCTTTTTCTATCCATTTTTTTGTTTCCCCATTAGTGATTAATTTTTTATTCAATTTTCCCGCGTATCCAAATTGAGGAGGAGTTAAATATTTTTCATCTATATTTTCATTAACTCTTTTTGATTTGCAATATTCATTAAATATGTTACATATAATGTTCACATATAATTGATCTTTATTTTCCGCCTCTAACATTGGAATGTTGTAAGCTGTTAAAAATTCGTTAAGGTCGGAGATGATGATGTCGTAAAAATCTCGTGATTCATTTTCTTTTTCATATGCTTCATTTAATAACTCAAATTCATAAGAAATAACTTGATTGATTTTATCACCAGATTTAATGATAAGCCCTTCAATAATATCCTGTTTTGAGTAGGTCGACCCAAAAAGTTTAGCAATCATTTCTGGGAACGTAGCAGTTTGCCCTTCAAATTGTTTTGTATCATATTTAAGAAGCGTACTCTTTTGTTCTTCATTTAATTTTCCTTCAAATATAACAGGCGGTCTACCCATACATAATGCTGAAGCCCAGTTTTTTACACTTTCATAACTACAAGATTCGATGACTTTGTTATTTTCATCACGTCTTGTCACATCAGTTAAGATGTATTTTGGTAAATTTGTATAAGGAATACGTAAAGGCCTTTCGACTGGTGTATAATAAAGTCCAAAGAAATATCCTTCAGGAATTGAGGATTCTTTTGTAATTATGGGAATTTCAAGAAAAGCATCTTCATAAATATCTGAAAGTGTTCTCTCGATTACAGTTATAGGTGTGTTATCTTTTTTGTAAAAGATTATTTCCTCACCTTTTTTTTCAAAGATCAATCGAAATGTATCGATTTTTTCGGTTATCACTACGTCTTCACTAAGAAGAGAATCTACGTACTTCGGCCCTTTTCGTTCTAAAGCCTGGTATAGTCTGTTTATCATGGTTAAAATTTTTTTATAATTTATATATTCAACAACAAAGGGACCGTTTGGTCCCTTAGTAATAAGTATGTGAGATATTTTATTTTTTTGCGTTTGCTTTTACGAAATATTTCCTTTTAGGTTTTACACTTTCAGTAAGTTCTTTTTTAATTCCATCAGTAAATTCAGTTAAAGATTTATAAAAAGATTCTGAGATAATATTCGTGATCATATCTGGGGTGAGAATTTCAGCTACATCTTGAGCATTTAGTTGTTTATACATTTCATCAATAATATCATAAAGTCTGAATTTGATATTTGATTGTCTTAAAGTTTCGTTAATAACAGCATATGATTTATTTCTAAGGAAATTTTTCTTCTGTACAGCTGTTGAGTTTTCATTAAGAGACATTGAACGTTTATCAATGAAGGTTTGACCCTTCTCATTTAATCCAGCTTCTTCGCTCCAATAGTGATTAAGTTCGGTTAAAAAAGATAATTGAGAATCTTCATCGAGATCATGAACTGATTTGAGTCCATAATGTTCCAACATAGCATTGTAAACAACTTTGAAATCGTTTAAGACTTTACCTTCTTGACGAGTTTCTGATTCATTTAATTTTTGCTTATATACATCTCCAAATTTACGCATAACTTATATTATTTTTTTTATATATTCACGAAAAAATTAAAGCATTTCACATTTTCGTTTTCTTTGTTCTTTCATTCTATTAGCTGTTTCTACACCATATCTTTCTTCCCAACTTTTTCCTCTACAGCTTTTACTCATATTGGCTTTAGCTTCTTCAGATTTAGGCTTATTTTTAGCTGCATTTGTCATTTTATCTTTTGTTTCTTTAGATGCATGCTGGCCCCAATTTGGATGATTTTCACCTGAAAGAGATTTTGATAAATTAGCTTTCATTCTTTCGGCTATTTCTATTCCGTATCTTTCTTCATATGATTTATTTATATATCTTCCTTTATGTGCTTTACTTCTTTTTTCATTTGATTCTTTTGATTGTGTGTGCCCCAGTATTCCATCGCCCCCATACGTTTGATTATATCCGCCTTCACTTACATGTGAATGAATAGCTTTTATCCAAAAAGTTTCTTTATCTTGCCAGTTTTTAGGATCAACATATTCTATGATGCCCATGACAAAATTATTTGCTCCATATTTTTTAATGGCATATTTTAACAATCCACCACTTCCAAAATACGTATCTTCATCATATTCTTTATTTGTAGCGTGAAAACCTACGTAACTTTTTTTGTTTATTGTATTTATGATTCTGTAAATAAAATAATATTTGTAATTAAAGTGTTTTAATCGAGACATTTTTATTATATTTATTCGCTACTTCACCTAATTTTCTCATAAAATGGTCATTTTAAGCCATTTTATTGTTAATTAAGTGTTAAAGTTTCTTAGAAACGTATAATTTGCATACTTATTATTGTATTATCTGGGGGTGGCTACCATCCTCAACTTAAATAAATAAAATAAACTATGAAAAAACTCTTCCTTTTAATCACAATGTTATTTTTCTTCGCGTTGGTCTCAGGCCAAATGTCGGATTATGAAAAATACGTTATTGCTAAACAACAGGAACAAGAAACTGCAAATGCTTTAAACCAAATTACAAATGCTCAAAAACAAGATACGACCAAAATGACCAAAAAAGAATGGGACGATCTTTATTTCACTAAAGCTGATGCAAAAGCTGAAAGAAAAGCTGCTCGAAAAGCTAAAAGACAACAAAATACTTATGTCGATCCTGTAGAATCTTTTGTTGATACATTAAAACAAGATAATCCTAATGTAGAAGTTAATGTTTATGACCTTGATCCATTTTATTATTCAGATAGAATAAGTAGATTTTACTATGGCGGATTTAATCGTTATATGTACTCCTATCCTTGGTACTACAATTCTTGGATGTATGATGATTATGGTTGGAATTGGAATCCTTATTATGGCTTCAATTATCCTTACTATAACGATTTCTATTTTGGATTCGGATATACTACATTTGGTCATTATTGGAGACCTTTCCCTGATTTCGGATTTGGATTTGGATATGGGTATTATGGGTATAATAATTACGGATATAATCATTATAATCATTATAATCACAATAATTATTACGGAAATCATAATAGTGGCGGATATGGCAATTACAATCAACGCAATCCTATTCGTTATCAAACTCAAACATCTACAAATATAGGTAGACGTAATCCTCAAACAAAATCAAATTACAATGTTTCACAAAGAACAAGAGTTGCTCCTACAACAAGAGAATCTTATTCAACACAAAGACGATCATATACTCCTTCTTATAACAATCCAAGAATGAGTACAAGACCTCAATATAATAACAGCAGAGTTAGTGATAGAAGTTCTTCATTTAGTAATACAAGAACACAGACAACTGTTCCTAACAGATCATCTTCAAATACATCTACAAATAGGAGAGAATATTCGGCACCTTCTCAAAATAGAAGTTACAGTACACCTTCAAGAAGTAGTGTAGGTAATTCGCAATCAAGAAGTAGTTTAGGTTCATCATACTCAGGCGCTTCAAGAAGTTACAGTAGTGGTTCATCAAGTTATAGTGGTGGAAGTTCAAGAAGTTCAGGTGGAAGTTCATCAAGCGGAAGTTCATCAGGTGGAGGAAGATCATCTGGCGGAAGTGGTAGAAGATAACACACTTAAGGGAGTCAATTGACTCCCTTTTTTTATTTCGTTATATCAACGATTTTGTTAAATCGATTTTTATATGAATCTTTTTTATCATCTTCATCAGGTTCATCATCTCCATATCTTTCTAATTCTTGATCAGCACAAGCTTTCTTAACAATGACATGATCGCCATAATCATCTCCAAAACCTCTTCGTGCAATTTCGTCTAATGCGCCAACTGATTCAAATTTAGGTGATTTATGTTGCTTAAAAAGTCTATCCATTAGAATTTCTTCTTTATCATATTCACTTTTAAGTTTGTTGAATTTATTATCTGGGAATTGTTTATTTCTTGGTGATAATGTTTTAATTTCTTTTTTTGTTGGAGCAATTTCCGGCATTTCTATTTCATCGTCAAGATCATATCCCATATCTTTAAGAATTTCTTGTTTTCTTCCAATATGTCCTAATGCAGATTTTCTTTCATTGTAATCATATTCTGGAGCTATTTGTTTTCCAAATTTCTTAGGATCAACATATGTTCTTTGTCCGTAAGCAAATCTTGGAGCATTATCACGTTCTCTATTATTACGAAGCATCCATTCATAATCAACTTCGTTTAATGCTGGCATTTCAATTTCATCAAGTGATTCATGAAAATGTTTTGGTCTTGCCCATATAGGCGGTCTTTTAACCGGAGTGATTGGTCGTCTTACTGTAGGCCATACAGGACGTGGACGTCTTCCACCACAATTACAGCCTTCATCAATTTTCATTCTTTTCATAAATTTTTTATTCGCCATCAACATTTTTCCGCATTCCTTAGGACTTATTCTTTTTTTCATACATTTACGTATTTGTCCCATAAAATCGTATAAAGCGTCTCCTAATTCATCTCCTAAATCATCATTTGATAAGTGATCACTTATATATTTTCCTACTTTCCATTCGTAATCACTTAATTCGTCGCCATCATCTTCGTCATCTCTTTCATTTAATGATTTCATCATATAAGATTCATCCATTTCTCCTGTTACAATATTTCGATCTGTTGGATCATCTTGCGGATCGAATAAATCTTCTCTCATCTTATCTTCATCAAATTCTTCTGTATCATGCGGATCATTATCAACAAATCCATGTCGACTATAATGGGGCGCGCATTCATTTTCTTCATCTTCAGGTTGTTCCGTATTTGCATCTAAATAGGGAATCGTATCAAAAATAATATCTTTATTAGCATGATAAAATTCATATTCATCAGAAGATACCTGAGATTCAACATATTCATCAATTTCTTGATCTGTAGCACCAGCATCCATAATTTGATAAACCAATTCGGCTAATGCATATATTTTTTCTTTAACAGCTCCCATATTAATAAGATTTATTTTATATATCCAACACGAAAGTGAAGCATTATAACTTCACTTTAAAACGTTTATATGGGAATCCTTTATCTTTATAAATTCGTTCTCTTTCTTTGGCATGTCGCATCAAATAGTTAACCTTTTGATATTTATGACTGCCATATTCATAATTATCAGAAAAATCAATAACTGTAAATTCATCTTTTCCTTCTAACAATCGCATACCTCGGCCTAACATTTGTCTAATAATGTATTCTGATTTCGCACTTTCTACAAAAAATAAATTGAAAACATTATGAATATTTACGCCTTCTGAAAACGTTCCCATACTTGCTACAATAATAACATTTTCTGTTTCGTCCATTTGCTTTTTATAGTAATCTCTATTTTCAGCTTTGGTTCCGCCATCAATGTAATATACTGTTTTATCTGTGTTTTCTTTAAGATAATTGAAAATTTTTCTGCCATATTCATTTTTAATATCTCCAAACAAAACAAGAGAGTTTTTTGTTGTTTTTTCAATTGTATCGCAAATATACACTAATCGTTTACGATTTTCGCGAACAATATCTTTTTCAAGATTCAATAATTTAACACCATCTTTTTGATCGGCTGCTACATTTCTAAGATCATATAGTTTCTTTTTAATTTCTTCATCAAGATAATCGAGTTCAATTCCTACAACTTTTACTGGCGTGGCAAAATTAGCGGCAATTAAGTCAGATGATTTAACAAGATATACACACGGACCTAAATATGATTGAACCATAAATGAATCAAGAGAACCTTCAGGCGGAAGTGTTCCTGTCATGCCCACGTTATATTTTGATTTATAAGCTTTAACAAGAATGTTTTTAATCGAAAAAGCACGGGCGTGATGAGTTTCATCGATAAACACTGCATCAAATTTCGAGAAGTATTCTAAGCCCTTCTTAGCCAACGATTGAAAGGTACCAAATATTATATTAGCTTTATCGTCTTCCTTCTTCCCAGCACCCCCAAATACACACTGGGACTTCCAGTTAGCCTTCTTACCACAGTCTTCTTCATATTTAAAAAATTCTTCTTCTGTTTGGTTTACAAGACTAATGTTTGGAACAACATATAACATTTTCTTTATCATGCCCTTTTCATACAAGTATTTGAATAGTAAGAAAGCCATAAGTGTTTTACCACCTGATGTTGAAATTTCTTCTGTACAGAATTTATATTTCAATACACGAGATGAACCTTCAATTTGATAATCTCTCGGCTGGTCTTCTGATTCTTCAAAATATGTGTTTACCCATTCAATAAACAGAGATTCATCAAAATCTTTGTCATAAAGATTTTCAATTCCATCTATTTCTAAATGATACATATATTTTTTGCAGAGTTTTTGTATTTCAGCCCAAAGACCAATCGGAACTCGTCCAAATTTATCTATAAATGCCGTTTCATAACTTTTTGGTTGATTGCTGTTTTTGTTTCGAATTGCGCCCCAGTTCATAGTTTTTTTGCAAAAGGATGATTCCAACTGCTCATATTCTATTTGAGTGCTCTCAACTACCACTAAAAATTTCTTACTATCGTCAACCTTAAATTTCATTACGTTTTTTATATTTTCGATTCCTTTTTCCAAAGTTAGGATTATTTGCTCCTAATTTTGATAATCTTATATTTTCACAATGTTCTTTCGAAAATTGAATTCCTTTACGAGCCTCACTCATATTTTTACAAGCCTGATCAGAAAATGTTTGTCCTTTTCTTTGTTCACTCCACGCTTTTTTAACTTCTTCTGAAAAATGTTTTCCTTTCCAATAATGTGAATGATTGTCTTTTATCTTTTTCTTTGTTTCTTCTGTTTTTGGTGTTGTGTTCATTAGTTCTCTAGCTAATTTGTGATCACGAGAAGAAACAACATACCCATTTACTTTGCTGAATGTCATTCTAAAAAATGCATCAACTATTTTGTCATTTTTAGGATATATGTACGTTAATAACTTATGACATAAATAATGTTCTCTAGCAGTTAACAACACTTTATTATCAATAACATCAGCTCCTCCTAAACATTTAGGTTTTATATGGTGCCATTCATAATAAGTTCCTTTACGCTTTTTGCGATTTTCTGATTTAGCTTTCAGAATTATATTGTCATATATCTTTCGATGATTCATTTAAAGTTTACTGTTGTTATTATCGTGTTTCCTGTTCTTCGAGCTTCGTCCATAGCTAATTGTTCAAATTTACAAACAATTTTTTCTAATCTTTTCATTTCAGCTTGTACTTCAGGAGTTTGATCTTTAGTTTTCTTACCATTAAAATTATCTTTTATAAACTTAATATTTTCACGATAAGCTTTCCACATTTCCATTTTATATTCTTCGTACTTTGTCATTTCAATTTATTATAATTACGGGTTTGTTTAATTTTTTCGCTTTACCAATAGTATCATTTGTTCCATTCGATATATATCCTGCTGGAATAAAAGCCAGTAACAATTGACATTTTTCAGCAATAAAGCTGTTACGTTCAAAATAATTTTTAACATTATATGGCTTTCCATACCATTCTTTTGGCATTCCACTGTATTCATTCCACGCTTCATGGGCAGGATTAAATTCTATGTATTTAAGTTTTCTATCTAACGCAACTATTCTTCCCATTGTATCTGCTCCTTTACATCCACCACTCACAACACAAATATCATTGCCATATTTTTTGATGCATTCATCTACAGCAGTATAAACCATTTCTATTGTGTTGTATTTACGTGAGCCAACAATTCCTATTGTTACCATCTTATTTGATGAAAATTATCTAAACTTGTTTCACTTTCATATTCCTTTATTTCAAGTTGTTCCTGATTTGTATCTTTAAGATATTTCACACATTTTTCTTTTTCTAAAGAAAACCATGCTATGATTTCCCAATTTCCGATATTGTGTTCCGTTATTTTACTGATTACTGCGTATATTTTCATTTTCGTTATTTTTTATCTGTTGAAGGTACCCATCTAAATATCTAATTGCCTCTTCATCTGTGCTTCTTGCATAATAACCATTAACATCAGGTTCTCCTCTTGGAATATGTTCATAAGTTTGTATGTAATTATAAATGCTCCATTTTCCATTAACACAAATATTTCCAACTATCATCGTTTCATTATTTATGTTTACAAATATATGATCAGGTGGGTGTTTTAATCTTTCCATATATTCTTCTGGAGACCAATTAATAGATTCATCTCTACTAAGACCTTTCCAATCCTTTGGATATATCCAAGACCCTTGCACGTTATAGTGGCCATTACTTTTAAGTTCGGCCGGAAAATTCCATTCTGCTGGAAAAAGATTTTTATCTAACCACTCTTTAACTTTTATCATTTTCCTCTGGATATTTGTTCTATTTCTACACGTTTCGGGATTGCGAAAATTATATTGTCGATAGTACTTATGGTACGATCAATAAACTTTGAGTGATTGTCAACCATAGCACGTTTTTCAATCATTTCTGCTAAATCAACTTGAATACGATTATGTTTCGTAGTCTCATTGGGATATCTTATAGGGGCTTTAGTTGTATAATATTCAAAACGTTCTGCATACGCAGCACTATACTTTCTATTCATTGGTATGATCATAGAAATAAGATAGTGATAATACTCAACGGCTCTTTGTCTATCTGTATAAAGTGTAGTCATAAGTTCTGCCACAGCCATCACATTTTTCATCTTGGAAGACATATCTTCAATTTTTTGTGACCATTCTAAACGTTCACGTGCAAATTTTTCTTCTAAAGTTTCTTCTTTAGGAGGATGAATTATATTCTCTATGTTTGATTCCATTTTATTTTTTATAATAATTTTCACATTCTGGATTGATACAACCGAGTTTTTTTCCACCAAAAATTCCAAATCTTCTTCGTTCCGTAGAATGACATTTAGGACAACTTCCTGTTGTTCCTTCTTCTATTATTCTACACATAGGACGAACTGGAGGCGATGGGAGTTGTTTTTTAAGTTTTCTCATATCAAAATAATTTAGTTGATGCGTCTTTCTTTATGGTTTTATGTTCTATTATCTTTATATTCTTCAACTTTTTATTTGTTTTAACATCTATATCAATGTCGAATACAGGAACTTCTTCCTGCTCATCAAACGTGAATTGTAATTTTGGCGCTAGTTTATTCATTGGGTTTTGTATTGTATACATTTAATGCATGTCTGTAATAACTATTGATCGATTTCAAAATGTATTTAAAACATTTATCAGAAAAACGGTGCCCATATTTTTTGGCTATTTTCAATCCTTCAATCCAAGCCTGAAATTCAATAAGCATTTCATCATGATTTACTAACTTTTCATATTGTTCAGTAACCAATGTATGTCCTATTTCGTGAAAAAATGCCGCTTGTTTATATTCACGATTCTCATAAATGCCCAACACAATGTCCTCATCATTAATAACAAAGGCGTTCTCTGTCAAATCCGTCTTCTTGATTTCGAACTTTGTAGCAACATTTTCAAAATTTTTTAAAGTTACGTGTGTAACTCTCAAGCCAAAATCTTTTGCTATTTTTTTCGTATTCATGATATAGAGTCTTTATTCTATATATCGATAATATCAAGTTCGTTATTACTATTTTTAAATTTACATTTTTCTCCATGCCATCGAGCATAATTACCAGAAGTTGTTATTATTCCACAATGTTCACATTTTACATCATTAAAACCTATAATTTTTCCTTTCATAAGTTTTTTCATTTTTTCTCGTATTATTTTTTTGGCTTTATTAGTATGTTTTTTTCTATAAAACGGATTATTTTCTCCTCGTTGATTTTCCGATTGTTCTGGACGTTTTGTTCCTAAAAGAGGATTTACATTTTCTTTAAGAAATTTAAGTCTACTTTTTCTCATATTAAATTTGGCTTCAGCTGTTTTTGGCATACCTTTTGTTTTTCCTTTTACACCTTTTCCAATATTTTTTCTATGTTCTTTAGTTAATTTTCTTCCAGTTAATTGATTGCTTAGTAACTCTTTAACAAATTTATAATCTCTGGATGAAATAATAATTTTTAAATTTTTGCTGTGAATCATTCGAAAAACTGCTAAAATAATACCTGTATTTTTCGGATAAATGTATATTAACAATTTATGACAAATAAAATGTTCTCTTGCCGTTAACAAAACTTTATTTTCTTTATCATTACTACCGCCTAAGCATTTAGGAAGTATATGATGATTCTCATAATAAACATAGTTTTCTTGATTATTTCTTAATTTTTTTCTATTTTCGGATTTTGCTTTCTGAATTATAGCGTCATATATTTTTTGATGATTCATTTTTATTTATATATCTACAATATCCAAAGGATCTTTAGAAAAATAATTTAAAATATTAGGCAATTTTAAATTATTTTCTTTAGCCCATATAAAAATATCTGATATATCCCATTTTTTTCTATATGGAGCTCCCACATCTCTAAGAAATTTATCCCATAAAAATACTTCATCATCATCATTAATATGTTCAATAGATTTTTTTATTCCTGTTTCATCTTTATCATATAAATACATTAATCGTAAATCTAAAGGAAAAGATTTATTCGCGCCTGAATTAGCTATTGAATTTTTAATTAAAAAAGAATCGAGCGGACCCTCTAAAAGCACAATGGGTTTATTGTAACTAATTAAGCAAATGTTAAAGAGTTGCGATATCATATCCAATTCATCAGGAACTATTTTAGGGTCTTTATTCATTAACTCATATAGCTTTGCAAGCTTATAGGTCATATATTTATTATCACCTTTGAACATTCTTTTCTGAAGTCCTATGATTTTTCCTGAAGGTGTTAAATTAAGTATTACGAGATAATTTTTGTTTGCATTATACATAAACTTTGATTGATCGTATTGAAGTCTATTCTTTAACCATGGCCAGACAGGTGAATCTTTGACCTCAATTAAACCGAAGTAACGTAGTAATTCCTGTCTGTCAATGGCATATTTATCAATAGACTCCATATCTAAGAAAAGAGACATATCGTACTTTGCATTAGATTGGGTCGAAAAATCCTGTATTTGTGATGATATATAGTTGATTACGCTAAGGTTTAAACTTATATTATAATTTTTAAAAAAATTATCAATTTTTAATGCAATTCCACAATTATGGCATTTAAAAAAATGTATATATTTTCCTTTCAATATAAAATTTCCCCTTTTCTTATAGTCACTTTTCATACTATCACCACACACGGGACATGCAAAATTAATCCTATCTTTGTATACTCTTATTTTTTGTTTTCCTTTATTTTGAGGAAATCTATTTTCTAATATTGGTTGAAGTAATTCAACAAGAGTTGTAACATATTCTTCAGATGTTATTGTACTATCTAAATCAATATTAGTATTAAGTGTTATATTTACATTTGTTTCCATGCCACCTATTATAGAGATTTGTTGAACATTCTTTATTACAATATTCACATATTACTTTAATTCTATGCTTAGCTGATATACTTTGTTTTAATTTAGTTTCTTTAGATTGTGTTTTTCCTTTATGAGATTTACTTTGTTTTTTTATTGTTTGAAGTGAATGTTTTTTTCCTAAATGTTTTTGACGATTTCCTTCTTTAGTTTTTTCAGTATGATGTTTTTCTTGAAATCCATTTATTTTTCGTATTCGTGAACTGATTTTTAATCTCTTAATCGATTCTTCACTCCAACAATCTTTGCACCCATGTCCACCTTTTGGACTTATGTTATACCCATTTGGAGTTAACGTATTATACTCTATAATGTATTTTTCTTGAGCGTTAAAAGCGGATTGCTTTGTAGGAAAAAATTCTAGAATTACTTTTTCAAAATTTGATTTACCGTATAATGTTTCTGCTCTTTTATAATGTATTCCGCTTCCTAAATACTTATCTTTTTCAGGTTCACAATCACAAGATCTATCTCCTATATATTGTTTACCAGAAATAATATTAGTAGTTAAATAGACATAATTAAATTTTTTATCCATTTTAAAGCAAAAGGGTTGGTAAACTACCAACCCTTCATTATTTTTGCATAATTAAAGATTTCCTAATGCATCATTAAGATCACCTGGAAGACCGAAGTCATTACCGGTGTTTAATTCAGGAAGGTCTAAATTTGGTAAAGACGATCCAATAGAACTGGAATTATCTAAATCTTCAAGTGATAATTCTGAAGATGTAATTCCACTACCTGTTTTTTGAGGTGTTACAGGAGTTTGAGATGAATTGGTTTTGTTATTTCTAACATCTGCAAATCCTGTTGAAGGTATTTGACCCGTTACAGCTAAGATAACTTGGTTAACATATTCACGAGTTTCTTGATCCCATTCTTGAAATGCATATTTACCAAGATCAGGTGAATTGTCTTTAAGGAAATTAAATACAATTTCACGAGGTGTTCTTTCGTTAATTGGATAAAGTTTTAATCCTTCAGTTCCAAAAGGAACAACTTTTGCATCTTTGTCCATAGGAAGTAACAAAGGAATTTTCTTATCAAGGAATTTTGATTGATCGTAGTTGTTAAATCCTGATACTTTAGTGATTATAAGAGCAAATGCCTTACCATCAAGTAAATCGAATGGTTCGTGTGGTTCACCATATACGGGTTTCTTTTCAGCTTCAATTTTTTCAGAAATTTTCTTTCCAAATCTGTAAATTAACAATTTGCCTTCAGCTTCTTTATTCTGAGCATCTTGGATGACCTGAATTATAGCTGTTGATTGATGTTTACGTGAAAAGATTTCAGATTTTTTCTGTTCCTGAACTGATTCAGATTTACGAAGTTTGAAAAACATATCCTGTAAAGAGGAAGGTTTTCCAACTGATGAAGGACAATCTACTAATTTGCCTCTGTTTGTTACGGGGTCAACTAACCAGCATACCCATTTGTCGCTGATTGAGTGTTGTGGGTCTTGCCACCAAGAAACGAATCGAATAATTGATTTGTAAATCCCATTTTGTCCCTTATCAGCCGTAGGCGAATATTCACCTGCATTAGTTTTAGAAACTTTTTCAGTTCCGAGTTCTACTTTTGGATGAAATAATGCATCCATGTCATAATTTTGTGCCATAGTTTTAAAGTTTTTTGAGTTTAATTAGAAATTAGTTATTATAGTCTTAAGCGCTTTAAGATTCTTTATTGTTATATGATCGTTTGTATTTTAAGTTTTATTGTTTTCCCTTTATTCCAAGGAATTTGTCCTTTATGAGATAAACTTAAATTTCTTTTATGTTCATCAGAAAATTTATGTTCTTTCATTTTTTTAAGTTGATTTTCGGTCATTTTTACGCCCTTATTGCCGGGTTCTTTTCCAAACATGGGATTTTTTTCTCCAAGTTTTGAAATGCTCATAAGTTCTTTTGAATATTCTGATACGGAACCTTTATATTTATGACCACCTTTAGGACTAATGCTATAGCCATTAGGTGATAACGTATTATATTGTTTGATATATTTTTCTTGTGAATTGAACGCATCTTCTTTCGATGGAAAGAATTCAAGAATTTCCATTTTAAAATTTTCTTTTCCGTAAAGTTTTATTGCGTTTTTGAATAATGGGCGTCCACTACCAATGTAGCCATCATTTAAAGAGTGAGCAGAATGATCTCCCACATATTGTTTTCCTGAAATTACGTTTGTTGTGATATACGCGTAATGGTAGTTAAAAGAATTCATTTAGTTTTTAGAAATTTTAGTTTATAAAGTTTGTTAGTAATTTAAGTATAAAGCGCTTTAGTACTGTTACTTGTATTATATATTCATGGAAAACCCTAAAGTTTTACATTTTTTATTAAAGTTTTGTTAAAGTTTTGTTAAATTTTTAGTGTTGGAAAGTATTACGAGATATTATCTTTGTACATCTTACAATACTTTGTTGTAGCGTGTTTTGATTCCCATTTATATAACAAAAAGAGTATCAGCGAAATAACTAAGACTCCTCCTACCGCCATTACAAACACTCCGAAATTTGGTCCAAATCCATTCAAATAATTTATTATTTTGTTTATCATTTTTGTTTACATTTTTCGCCGTGATATTTACTATAATTTACTGGATCAATGTATCTATTGCAATAAATACATTGTTTTTTCTTACGTTTTTTAGCCGAATTGCTTAAATTAATTTTCCATGTATCAGAAAAGGAAGGACGAATTTTTCCTCTTAATTGAGAAATACGGTTTTCAATAGATTCTGGACTTTGTGTTTTACCTAATTTTGAATTTCGTATTTTTTCTTTAACTTCTTTTGAATCCATTCCTATTTTTGTATTCTTTTTAATAAGAGCTTTTGTTTCTTCAGAACGACTTCTTCCTAATAAAGTTTTACGTATTTGTTGTTTTGTTTCTTCAGAAACACTTTCTTCACAATAACAACCACCTTTAGGACTAATATTATACCCATTAGGTTTTAATGTATTATATTTTTGAATATATTTTGATTGAGAATCAAAAGCTTCTTTTCTGGATGGAAAAATTTCTAAAATTTGTTTTTCAAAATTTCTTTTCCCATATTCCTTTAATGCCAATTTAATTGCTACGCCACTTCCTAAATAAATATCTTCTAATACATCACAATAACAAGTTCTATCACCTACATATTGTTGTTTGGTAATTTTGTTAGTTATTAAATAAACATAATGTGTACTATTTTTTATTTCGGCGCCCACCCTTTCTTAATATTTGGCGAAAAATTCGCGTAACTAAATTCGTATCTATCAACTAATTTAACAATATTTCCGTGCATGTCTGAAACTGCAAATCCTTCATCACCTGTAGAAATGTATCTTCCACTTCGAGTTTCAAGAAATGTTTCAAATTTGTTTATGTTATTCAACTTTTTGATAAACATATCTTTTAGACTTGTAATTTCAATTATAAGGGCTGTAATTGATTTAACTTCTTCAGCTTCAGTAATAGCAATCATTTTTTGTTGTTTTTCTGCTAAAGCTTCTTTTGATTTTGGAGTTTTCTTTGCTTCAATATCTTTTTCAAATCTATTATTTATGAATTCTGCAAACTTAGTTAAAAAATCTTCAACTTTACTAACATGAACATTTTGTCTGATTAAAGAATTTTGAAAAGTAGTAAATAAAGTTGTGAATTCTGTATTGCCCAATATTATTTTATATTCTTGAGATTGACCAAAGTTTCGCGCAGACGCTTCTAATTTTTCAATTAACGTATCAAAGGCATTATTTTCTTCCTCTGTTAAAGTGACAATTCCAGCTAATGAAGGAATATAAGGGTCAGTCATGAATACTTTAGGATTTTCTTTTAACTCATCTGTTTTTGTATTGTATTTAGCAGAAATATCTGTAACGGATTCTCCTGTGTATCTTGTATGCCAAACTACTCCAATATCGGCTTTTGATATTTTTTCTCCTAAATCTGAATCTGTATCAACTTTGTAAACTATTGTGTTAGGATGAAATGAATAATGCTCACTATCTTTTCCTAACGTAGTTTTATCGAATAAAAAATCACCTTGCCAAATTTCATTTTCAGGAATTCCTAAAGAAGGAATGTATTTCAACATCGTTTTAAGTTTAAAACCAAGATCTTTTTGTTCGCCATAGTAATGATCAATCTGTTCATCAGTAGACATTACTTTACGTTCTTTAGCGAATAAAGCTTTAATGGCAAGACCGGGACCTTCCAAACCTGTAAATTTTGACCAAACAAATACTGAAGGAGCGCCATCAAATTTAACGGAAAGTTTAATCTGGCTTTTTTCTGTATCACTTTTAAGTTTTTCGTGTAATTGTTTGAACATATCGATGACCCAATCAAGTCCTTCTTTACCGCCAAGGATAACGAGGTCTTCCGCGTGCGTCATGTGTTTATTAACGGTAGGTGTAATGGCTTCATTTAACCATTGTTTGAATGTTATAAATTTGCTCATTTCTTTTTAGTTCCTTTAAATGCTGGATAATGTTTGGCTCCAGATGCCACATCTTCACAAAATTGTTTGTATTCTTCAGGATTAGTTCTGCTATAAAATTCTTTCCAGTTATATTTTTTATCTTTTTCCATCCAACAACCATTAGCACACGATGCAGCTTTTCCAAATCCTTGATGCATGTAATCCCAAAAACAATGATTCTCATCACATTTGCAGAATCCATCATCTTTTTTTGCTTCATTGATTACATCGTCGTATTCAAGAATATCTGTTTCAGTTATAACCATTTGTGTAGTGTCCCAGATTGCTTTGATTGTATCTTCATCATATCCCGGATAATTGGTTCTGAAATTGTTATAATCATCATTCAAAATATCTCTTCTTAAAATAGAAGCTGAAATGGGTTTTTCATCGTTTTCATCAGTTCTACCATGATAATAAATCGGTTCTGTATTTACTGCTAATTCTATGATATTTACACCCTTTGGTTTTCCTTCATAATATTTTCCGCCTGGACTGAAATTTTCTACAAACTTCAATACTCTTTTGTAATCTTCATCATCTTTTCCTTTTCGAACTGCGGCCATTGCATAAGTCCCAGGTTCTGCGGTTTCAATGTATTTGTATATCGTTAAAACAGGTGATGGGTAAATTACTGACTCAACAGAAACATTCTGAAAATCTTTTAAAAGTAAATTTGCGATTTCAAGTGATTCTTTTTGGGTTATTCCGTTTCTAACTCCGGGACCGATGAGAACTATAACTTCTTTAACATCTGCATGCTCAGCATATCTCTTAACTAAATCGACATGTCCAATGTGCATAGGTTTAAATCCGCCTGGGAGTAAAACCGTTACACCATCTTGGGCATTTTCATTTAACCAAGTTTTAAAGTTTGTAAATTTATAATATGCGGGGGAAAGTGGTGATATCATTCTTTTTATTTATTTTTCGAAAAATCTTTGCCATCATCAAAATGTTTCTTATAACGATTATAAAAACTATAGCCGCTACTATCTAATAGATATTTATGAAAAGTTTTGCGATAATATTTATCTGTATGACGTTTAATTGCATAATAAACTCCTCTACTAAAAGTTCTACGTTTATATGTTAAACCCTTTAAATTACTATCATAATTAACTAATTCACTATATCTTTTTCCTGCATCGCCTGCTTTCAAAACATATTCAAGAAGTTTCCAAAGTTCATAGCCTCTTGAATAAATATTGTGTTCTTTATCTATTACAGGATTTGGTCTATCTTTTAAAGGTATTTTATATTTTTGCTTTATAGAAAGATTATCATATCCAATTCCCAAATCATGAACAGGATCAGATACATCTGAAAACGTCTCATACAAATATTCTCTAACTAGCTTCATATAATTATATATTCAATAAAAAAGGAGCATTGGAGCTCCTTCTATTAAAACAAATCTAAATAACTTTTCTTTATTATGTTAAGATCAATATCTGCATTATATCCGCCAACTCTTCCTTTTTCAGTGAATTGCCAGATTTTCCATTCTGACCAACCATTCGGAATTTTTGGTAAAGTTGTTTCAGGATCATTTAGATATGCAGCAACCCACAAAGGATTTGTTCCATATACAGGTGTGGTGTTATCATCTAAGAAACTTTTGTATGAATACATTATGACTCTAACATTTTGTTCATTTAGTTTTTGAATAAATGTTTTAATAAATCTATTCATGTGATCTAACTTATTGTCCCAAATGTCTTGATCTGAATATGCTTCAATATCCAAAACTAAAGGTAATTGAACTTTAGGAAGAAATCGTATGTGAGCTAACACATTTTGTACTTCTTCTTGAGCATCTGCTTCAGGTTCAGCTACATTGCCGGGTCTTGCAAAGTGGTAATATCCTACTTTAACTCCATTTTGTTGAGCACTTAAAACTCTAGCTTTTAAATTGTAGAGATTATCTTCATGACCCGTAGTTCCTTCGGTTATTTTGATAAAAGCAAATTGAACTCCAGCTGCCTTAGCCTGTGCCCAATTGATGTTTACTTGATATTTTGAACAATCAAGGCCTAATACACATCCTAAATCATTTAATCTTTTTTGTGAAATTGTTGTTGCCATAGTTTTATTTTATTTATACTAGGCAATTTTTCTCAAAAAAACCAATTTTTTAAAAAATTGGTTGTGAACTACTTTTGTTTAATTTTAAACGATTCATAGCAATTAATGTTCCTGATCTTATATTTTCTATTTGTTCGGGGGTTCTTTTTCCTTTTGCATTTTTATTTCCAGTATTTACTACTTTCATTTTTTCACAAAATTCCTTTTTACGTTTTCCGGAAGCATTTTTATTTCCTAAATGCGCTTTACGATTTTTTTCTTTCGATTCTTCAGAAACAGGTGGTCTATTTCTGGCTGATTTACTCATATTTCGTTTCGTTTCTTCAGAAATTCCTCCTGAACATTGTGAGCCTCCCTTTGGACTTATATTATATCCGCATGGAGCTAATGTTTGATGTTTATTAATGTATTTTTCTTGTGCATTAAATGCTTCTTGTTTTGTAGGAAAAAATTCTAAAATTTCCTTTTTAAAATTTTCTTTTCCGTATTTTTTGATAGCCGGAATTAATGCTGCTTTTCCACTTCCAAGATAATTATCTTTTTCCAAAACATCGCAAGAATGATCACCAATATACTGTTTTCCGTTAATAGTGTTTGTAGTAATATAAACAAAATTAAATTTCTTTTCTATCATTTGCTACTTTTATAACTTTTTTACCTCTTTCACTTAATTCATAACCTTCTTCTGTTCTAACCATGAATCCTAGTTTTACGTAAACAGCAACTATAAAAACTGCTGTCTCTTTTACTTCTGCTATACAATCCTTTAAATCAGCATCACTGAGTATAGGAGTTCCGCCTGTAGCTATCTTTTTCTCTAACCTTCCTTTAATTGTAGTAACGAGTAAATCTCGAGTCATAAAAGGTATTGTAAGGTACGCATCAAAATCACCGTTCTTAATTCGTTGCATGATTTTGTTTAAAAATACGTCATTATTAATATTTTTCATATCTGTTTTATTGTATTTATCCCGAAACAATCCCGTCGATGAAGTTATATAGGATTTTAACAATATTTTAATATGAATAAATAAAACAAAATAGCAAAATGAAATTGATTGCTGAATCATTGTATGAATTTAACCCAACAGTATTAAATGAAGATTCTGTAGGACTTGCAGCAATCGCAGATATATCTCAATACACAACACAAATGACAAAGGGTGTTGAAGATAAAACAGGATTCATTTCAAAAATAAAACCGGACTGTGTAATCGATTTTGGGTGTGCAGATGGTTACATACTTGATCAAATTCGAAAACGATATTCCAACATCAAACAATGTATAGGATATGACATTGATGACAAAATGATCTCTTTAGTAAAATCAAAATTCCCTTCTTTAGAAATAACAGATAATTGGAAAAAAGCGGTGTATATGGCCGGAGAATACGATGAGGTTGCTTTAACACTTATGTCTGTTATTCATGAAGTTTATTCATACACAAGCGGAAAAGAAGTAGCGTATTTCTGGAAGAATCAGGTGTTTAATCCTGAATTCAAATGGGTAGCTATTCGTGATATGGTGCCTTCAAAACAATATATGAATTTAAAACCAACGCCAGAAGAACTTAAAAAAGTTAATTCGTTATTTTCCTCAAAGTATTACAAGAATTATCTTTATAGAAAATCATTCGAAAAACATTGGGGACCTATCGATAAAAATTATTTGAATTTATTTCATTGGCTTTTAAAATATGATTATAAGCGAAACTGGAAACGTGAAGTTTTGGAAAATTACTTCCCGGTATCATTAGAAACTATTAAAACAAAAATTCCTCAGGGCTGGAAAGTTATATATGAGGATCATTACATCTATCAACCAATCGCAGATAAAATCAAAAGAGATTGGGATATTGAATTGAAATATCCTACACATCTTAAAATAATCATTCAAAATGAAAATCGTTAACGAAAACATAAATGAAAAATTTGATGATACAACTGATCCTATAAAAGATATGCATATAGGTGGTGTTGATTTACAACAAATGTGGAATGAAACTGTTAACGCCGGAGTTCGTGAATGGTATAAAAGATTGAAAGATTTAGATTTAATAGGAAAGAAAGTTACATTCACAGATAAAAATACTGGAAAAGAAACAACGATGGTATTAAAAGAAATTAAACGAGGACAAATGCCCAATGCAATATATTTTTATTCAAAGAAAAAGATTCAACACCAATTGGACATACAGAAAAAATTATACATACACGAGTGAAATTAGTTAAAGAAATATTATACGAAAGATTTACTGATGATTCAGATGCCATTCATGATATGGGCATAGGTGTCAAAAAAGTGTATTATCGTTTTTATAGTCGTGGAAGTAATTATGTTCTTTTATTTACAGGTGATACATTTGGTTTAAGAGATATTTTAAAAAGACATGAATTTGAATGGAATCCCGGTGATTATGGATGGAAGTCTCGATTTTCATTTCCTCAAGATTGGTGGCTTAATGAAGCTCCTTTAATATTTAAAGAAATAGAAAGTAAACCCGGATATAAAGTAGAGTTAAAAGGGAAAATAAAATATATCACAGGATTAAACGCATCGTTTTCAATCCCGGAATGGGATAATGCACAATATCCAGAAATTCCAGATGGCCAAGGAACTAAAGTTTATTTCAAACAATGGCATCATCATGCACCAATGATTGGTGTTATGGGCAAAGGTTCTTATGGCGCAAGAAAAGTATTGGCTTATGAAGGCTATCTTTTTAACAAGGAACAACATAGATGGGAAGCAGTTTATGATCCTGACGATACAGACGAATTAATTGAATATCTTAAAAGCAAAAACTACACAGTTATTGATGGCAGAAATAATAAGCCTATGTTAGTAGGGCAGATGCATGAAAAATTTACTGAACATTCTGATCCTATTAAAGATATGGGAATAGGAAGCGCCAAATTTTTTAAAGCAGAATTTAAGAGATTAAATCATGAAGTTTTAGGAGATGTTTACAATGAATTAGAAATAAAAAAATATAATGTAGATAATCCTGATTTTGAAACAACCATTTGTGTTATTTTTATTGATATGCTTAAAAAATTGGGCGAAAAAGAATCTGTTCCTAATGCTTTTCATGATACATACAAAAAATGGCGAGATTGGAATAACAATAATGAAAACCGAACGCCGGCACCAAGTTATGCTAAGCATATTATTAGACAAATACTTAAAGAAAAATATGGATTAGAGTGGGAAGCACAAAAAGTATATGAAAAATTCAGCACGGAATCAGATCCGATACACGATATGGGCATAGGTGTTTCATATCTTACATTAACACCTGGCGCCATACTCGCGCCAACACAATGGATGTCTATAGGAAAACATTCTGGAAAAATTGTAGGAGCCGGAAAAGGTGCAAGCTTAAGGCCAGGGATGTTTCTATTAGTTCTTCGAGTAATGCGAATGATGGACAAAATACAAAGCATTCAAGTTATGGTCTACAATAACACTAATTTAGAATATGTGCAAAAAGAAAAAGAGGATTTTGATAACATTAAATCCGAAGTACATCGTTACGCAAACAAAGTAACTCTACGTATTCCTGAGAATCAATTCAATAAAAGATTTGAAATAATTGAAAAGGGCTTTTAATGAGAAAAGTTACACAATATATTAACGAGAGATTTTCAGAAGAATCTGATCCTATAAAAGATATGGGTATTGGAGTGTTAAGCTCACTTAAATCAGGAACAATACTCTTATGTAAAAAAGCAATATCTCCACGTATAAATTTTGGGCCAGGCGCACATGTCAACAAATTCACAATTCTCCCAGGACAATTTGTTGTAATTAAAACAGTACAAATTAAAAAGTCTTCGATTAAGAAAACTAAAATTGAATTAGAAACTGGCACGTACGATAAGGATCCTAAACGTATGCACAAAGCTGATATTAAATATATTGGTGGTGAGTATATGACATTGTTTCCCGAAGATTTCTTTGAACACTTTAAAATACTTCCATATCAAGTAAATGAAAAGTTCACTGAAGATTCCGATGCTATTCACGATATGGGTATCGGAATTGCTGAACAGATTAAAAAATTTATGAAAGATGACATCGAAGAATATGAAAGAGATGATGATGCCACAACTAAAAATATAAATATCATTTTAGGATATTCACTTTTGTATGAAAAAGAAGATTTTGTTAAGTATCTTTTGCAAAAAGGTGCAAAAATAAACGAAAACGAGCGTGTAATTAATTGGTTTCATTCTGCATGCAAATATGGGCATACAGGTGTGGTTGAATTGATGATTAAATACAAATTCGATTTTCACGGGAATCCTAATGAAGGACACGAAAAAGGATTAAGAATCGCTGTAGCCAATGATAATTTGCCAATTGTTAAAATATTAGTAGAAGCCGGAGCAGATATTCATGCGGCACAAGATAAACCTTTACGAGTTGCTGTGGCTAATGATCACATAGAAATACTTAAATACTTACATGAACATGGCGTTAAATTCACACTAGCGTTAATAAATCTAGCTATTGAAAGTAAGGCTGTAAATGTCATGAAATATATGAAAGATAGTATTAGAGAAAATAGGAAAAAGAAATTGAAAAAATTCTTTCACTTAAAAGAAAATCTTTACGAAAGATTCGAAGAAGAAAGTGATCCTATTACGGATATGGGTATTGGATATAAAGTTTATAGGCAGGCACTTATGGAATATCGTCTTCCATGGAAATTAAATGCATTAAATAATTTATCTGAAATTTTAGAAAAGCTTTTTGATTCACCAGCACTAGAAGAGGTTTATTATTTAGCAGGACATGATTACACTCTTAAAGCTCAATATAATAATGATGGATCATATGAACAAATTGAAGGATATATTGATGAAGGAAAACTGATAAAACGAATTGATGCTGAATGGAATGACAAACCTTGCACACTTATGTTTTACGAAACTGAAGTAGGAAAAATTTGTAACATATCATTTAATGGAATTACATCTCCTTATAGAGTAAATAAATATGCCGGTGATCTTGAAGCAGCAGTTAAAATATATAAACCTGAAAAAATAGATGAATCTTTTAAAGAAGAATCAGACCCTGTAAAAGATATGGGTATTGGCATGGAAAAAGAAGTTAGAAAATTTAAACAATACGCAAATAATGATAGAAATGCAGATGTATTTCAATACGACAATTCTATCGATAGATTATTATGTTGGGGAGCTTTTTATAATCGTTATGATATTGTAGATTATACTATTGGCTTAGGAGCTGATATAAATTATCATAATGGAACTCCTTTGCATTATGCCGCTTGTTCTTATAATATTGAAATGGGATTGTATTTAGTTAAAAAAGGTGCTGATTTTAAAATGTCTCAAAAAGAAGCAATAGAACAAAGAGTTTCTAAAGATACAATTGAAGGCTTGAAAAAAATAAAAAAAGCTTTAGGTGATGAATAGATATAAAAAATAACGAATAAAATGAAAAAAGAATTCCCAACTTATTTAGATTTGAAATATTCAAAAGGTTCCGCAATATTTGAAGCAGAACAAGTAAAAGGATTGACTCCCGAGCAAATCCAAGAGGCAGAAACTGCATATAATATATTGGTAGAGAAACTACAAAAAGGCGAACCAATAGAAGAAGGCTTTCTAGGCTCAATTTTAGGAGGTGCTGCAGGACTTTTAATAGGTCCAGCTGTAGGAAAAGCTATATGTAAAATATTAGGTATTGATGAAAAAGGTGTATTAGGAACAATGCTTACAAGTCGACTTGTAACTACAGCTTTTGGAATAGCATTGGGTAATCGTTAAATAATGCATTCAAATTCTCGGTAATCTTTATCCTTAATTAAAATAAAGTTATATCCATTTGATATAGCCACAGTTTGTTTTGCTAATATAATATCTTTATCTCGTTTTGCAAGATAAGAATTCTTAATTTCAACTATAAGATTTAATGAGGGTATATAAAAATCTGGAAAATATAATTTTTCTTTTTCTTCATATTTATATTTTAATGATGGCCCTCGCTGAATTTCTGGAAATATATTAATATATTTTTCTAAAAAATCGAATTCATAAGAAGCTTGATAATATAATGCCGTATTTTTATACGGTTTTAATCTGAAACAGGATTTTTGCCAATTTTCAAAAACTCCCGGAATGTGCATATTATGGATAACATTATATTTTTCTTTTAAAGTTTGTTTGTTTTTAATTAATGCTTTTTCACGGAATATTTTGTTTTTTAAAGCATGTTCTGAGCCATATAATTTTTTCATTGTTCGTTTCCTTTTTTCTCTAATTTTTTTATTTCCTAAAGGATTTTCACACCCATATTTTTTAATATTCGTTTCTTTAATTTTTTCTATATTTGTATAATATTCATCACCGTATTTTTCTTTCTTGGTTTTCTTAACTTTTTCTGATAAAGTTTGAGATTGCAATGTAGTTTTTGCTCCATATTTATTTTCCATGGTTTTATATGCTTTTTCTTTTATGTTTTTATTTTGCAAAGGCATTACAACTCCAAAATTTTTAATATTATTTTCTTTAATTTTTTTCTTAATATCTTTACGTTGATAAGGATTTTCAACGTTATATTTTTTTAAATTTCCATTTTTTGTTTGTTCGTATGTATATTTTGTAGAACACTCTTTTGAACAACAAGATCTATAACCATTATCTACATGAAAAAATAGCGTGGGTTTTCCGCAAATTTTGCAAAAACCTTCTCCTTCTTTTTTAAAGAATTTAACATAATATTGTTCGCATTCGTGATATCTTTTTATATGCGCATGTAATGCATTTTTAGCTTTAAATTCTTTATTACATTCTAGACATTTCATAATTTTACATTATTTTTTATTGAATATATATTAAAAATATAATATGGAACAAAGTACTAAAAGTTTTACAGGAACTATAATTGGGTTTGATTTCAGCATAAATAAGCCTGCCGCATGTATTCTGCATAAAAATGAATACTCATTCATTAGTTGGCCGTACGGATTAAATGAAAAAATCAAAAAAGTATACAGAGATTCTGGAGTTTCAGTAATTGAACGTACAGATGATAGAGAAAAAGGAGATAACATCTCTGAAAAAATGCGCTATGAAGTTGAAAACTCACGATACATGGCAAATATGATTCGAGATTCACTTAAGCCTTATCTTAATAGTACCATATATCTGGCCTTTGAAGGTTTATCTTATGGATCAGAGGGAAACGTGGGGATCCAATTAGGTGGCTATAAGTATATGCTTATGGATGCACTTTCTGAATATATACCGCTTGACAATATGTTTACATACTCGCCTATTACGATAAAAAGTGTTGCAGGATGTGCGAAACGCGGAATGGGAAAACCAGAGATGATAAATAAATTCGTTTTAGAAGGACCTCATTGTATTTTCAATCATGAATTGAAAGAATCTCCTGACAAGTTCAAGACTCCTAAATCAAAGAATTGGATTATTCACTTGGACGATTTCGTTGACGCGTATTTTGTTGTGCAAACATTAATAGTAAAAGAAAAATTAAATATGAATGAATAAAATTCATTTTGTATACGTAACAACAAACATACTTACAAACAAAAAGTATGTTGGAGATCATTCTACTTATAATATCAATGATAGTTATTTGGGTAGTGGGATATACATTCAACGTGCTATTCATGAATATGGTAAAGAAAATTTCAAAAGAGAAATCATAGAAGAATTTCCATCAAAAGAAGAAGCATTCAATGCACAGGAAAAATATATTGTTAAATTTGATACTTTATCTCCTAACGGATACAACATAAGTCCTAAAGGTGGACACAATGTAAGAGATTGTTTTTCAGAAGAAACAAAACAACGAATTTCATTACATAGAAAAGGAAAGCACGCCGGAAAGGATCATTGTAATTTCGGAAAACATTTGCCAGACAAAACAAAGCAAAAAATAGGCGAAAAGAATAAAGTAAATTCTAAAGGTGAAAATAATGGAATGTTTGGAACATGCGCTTATAAAATTTGGATTGAAAAATATGGAAAAGAAGAAGCTGATAAAAAACAACAAATACATAAAGCTAATTTAAGTATTTCTATATCAGGAATTAAAAAATCAGATGAAGCAAAAGTGAATTCACAGAAGGCTGCCCTTAAAAGAGAAAAATTCACATGTGAGCATTGTGGAAAATCATTTGACGCAGGAAATTTAAAGCAACATCAAAACAAATTAAAAAGAAATTTAATCAAGCTTTCGCTCTAGAAAGCTATACTTATTCCGAGTTGCTTAAGTACTTTAGTTATATGAAATCGAGTGTTAGGGTTTTGTTAAAAAAGTTAAATTTCTGTTAAAAATTATTGATTACACAGAGTGTTCTCGGGTAAAGCTTTCAACAAATCTTAAAACCATTTCTAATCCTTGAAGAACTCCGGGTACATGTTCTGCTCTATCTAAATAACGTTCGACTTCGTGCCATCCTTTTATTTCTTTTTTAAGTAATTTCGCGATAGCTTTAGGATTAAATGTATTTTCATCTTTATTCAATTCTGTTTCAACAAAATCAAAACCGTCATTTGTTCCTCTTTGCACAAAAGGATCATATTTGTTTTTAACTTCTTTTCTAAAAGCATTCAATTACTTTATAAAATGTTTTCTAAGAGCTGACATTCCAATTCCCATATCTTTTATTGGATCAGATTCTTGCGTAAACGCTTCAACTACAAATCTTGTTTTTGGTTTAAATTTGCTTTTAGTATAATCTGTAACGGCTTGTTTAAAATCTTTCAAAAATTGAACACGTTGTGTAACTCTATCAAATCTTCCACCAAGTTCATGTATTGTTAAAGGGGGCTTATTAAAATTAACTCCATCTAAATATCTTTTGCATTCAGTTAATGGACTTGCATCAGTTGTAGTATGCATATTCATAGCAATATTATTGATAGTTTCGCGTAGATGTTGAGCCGAACTGATTTTTCCTTTTGTTAAAAGACATATGTTATCTACAAACATTACAGCAGCTTCCTTAACAGTATCAAATTCACGTATACTTTCAACACCAATGTGTAAATCATGGATAGGATCAGATTCGTCTTCAAACTTTTCATATATAAATTGAGCTCTCATTGGACTATTGTAAATCTTTTTTCGTATTGTCTTACAGTTCCTGTCATAGAATTGAATAATCCGAATGTATAATTAGAAATATTATCTACGACACACTTTGCGCCATGTAAATCGCCAGCATTTTGATACCACACTTTTATTTTATTTTTATCAAGTTGAGTTCTTTCGGTTTTAAGTACTACAAGATATTGATTTGCCCAAGCAATTATTCTTCCTTTAGTTCCTGTTACAAATCCGGTTCTAGATGTAATACGAATATCTATATCAGCTCTTAAAATGTTGCCTACTCTTAAGTGTTTAAATGAATTGCCAATTCCCATATCTTCTATAGGATCACTATCTTGAGTAAAACCTATAGCTTCATGTATGAATTGTGCTTTCATCCGATTATTTTATATTTATGTTTTCCTTTTAATCCAAACTGTTTTCCATCGGGTCGTTCAACTTCAATATGTCCATTAGCGTAAAAATGAAGTTCTGTTACAAAAATTTTCAAATTATCAATTGTTTCTGTATCACCTGTAAGCATAAATGTGCCTTGGAGTGTTTTTCCTTCAATTGAATCTCGAACAACTTGTTCCCATTTCTCAATCGCTGTCCCCATCATCTTATTGTATACCTCAAATGGAACAAATCCACCTATACCCATATCTTGTATAGGATCAGTAATTTCTTCAAATTTTTCGTTTATAAATGTTGGTCTCATAATTCATTGTTATCAGGCAAACCAGCAGTGTAAACATCATTGGTAAGTCTTCTCGATATTTTAAAACGATTGTATGTAACGTTAAGAGTAAATACATTAAAATCGGCAGCTACGGTTGCATAACTAACATTAAATGGAGATAATAGTGTAGGAACAATTTTTTGAAATTCAAATGACAATAATTCAAAACCATGATGATCAAAGAAACTTACATACATCGATGGCCAAAATGGTTGACGCAATGAATATTGTTGGAATAATTCGATTTGATCAAATATCATCCAATATGTTATAAATCCTTCAGTTAGTTTAAATGTGATAGTTAAATTTTTATCAAGGATAGGTTCAAGTTCTTTACCACCGCGATATTTAATTAAAAACATTGTTTGTGGTTGAGAAACAGGAGCTAATATAACTTCAGGAAATGTAACGCTTTGAACTGTAGCATTTACGAAATCCTCTAAGGATTGATATTGTAATTTTAAACGTTTAACAACAGGCGTCCAGCGCGCTCTTATCTCGGGATAAAAGAAATCTTGGGGCAACCATATACTAAATTGATTGAGTTTGGCATTGAGAATGCTCATATATAATAAATTAAGTTAATTTGTGAAACTTTTTAAAATATCTTTAATATAATACAAAAATACTTTATAGATTATATATTTATGAAATTACCAAGTAAAAATCAAAACGGATTATTTATATGTGAAGAATGCGGCAGAACTTATTTAAGAATATGTAGTTTATCACGTCATATAGGATTAGAACATAATAAAGATGATTATTATGAAAAATATTTAAAAGAAGAAAATGAAGAATTTTGTCCTGTTTGCGGAAATTTTAAATTCGATGAACCAAGATGGGATCGAGGATATAAGAGAACTTGTTCAGAAAAATGCGCAAATATATTTAGAATTCAACAAATTGAAAAAACATGTATAGAAAAATATGGTGTTAAAAATGTACAACAACGTAAGGAAACATTTGATAAACAACAAAGAACAGCTAAATGGTCTATTCAATTCAAAAATACTAGTATACATTATAGAGCATCATATGAATTAGATTTTTTAGAAAATTATTATCATATTTATTCAGATATGAAAAATGCTCCTACAATAAAATATATGTTTAATAAAAAACGTAAAGTATATTTCCCCGATTTTTATATTCCATCATTAAATCTTATAGTGGAAATTAAAAATTCATATCTTGCGAAACGTTTTAAAACCCAACTTGTAGCAAAGAAAAAAGCCACTATCGCTAATGGCTTTAATTTTATCATGATAACTGATAAACATTATAATAAATTTAATAATTTATTTCGTTTGTAATGCAGCATTTTTAGCTGTTAAATCATTTACTTGTGTTTGTAATGTTGCTATTTGTGCTTGTAAATCAGTAACACTAACTAAACTCTGATAATTTGCAACAATGGCAGTTTGATTTGCAAGAGGGTAATAAACTCCTTGATAGAATGTATATTGAGTTCCATCTGGATTCAAAACTACAATTGAAAATGAATTTCCTGTTTGTTTTTGTAATGTTGTTGATTGATCTTCTGTTATTTTAAATTCAAGTTCTCCAATAGTTGTATTCATATTTGTTGAATATGTAGGTCCAATTTGAATTTTTGTGCCATCATCTAGCTTAAATAATAATGCATAATTGTATGCTCCTGATAAATCTACATTTTGATTACTTGAAGTTGTAGTTATCTTTCCAAATTTGAACTTATAAGCTGCATCTCCTGAATTCAAGAATAATGGACCCGTTCCTTGCACAAATACTTCATTGAATGCATTTAATACAACTGTTACAGTATCATAAAATACTTTAACGTATTTGATTTTGTCAAGACCTGAATTGATAACAGTATTAACTGCTTCAGCTTCTATTCTATTAAAAACTTTATAAGGGATTAAATTATTAACGTTTAATCTTGTAAAGAACAATCCGTATTTCTTTGGATCCGATGATGAAAATGATGCTTTACGAATAATTTGTGTTCCATCCATTCTATTCATTAATCTACAAGTATATTGAATTGAATAACTTGAATCTATATCTGCATTTCTTAAAATTGGTCTAAAGAAATTAGGAATAGAGAAATTATTTGTTTGTGTAAATGAATAAGATTGAGTTAATAATGATGTACCTCCAGGAATATGTTCAAACACTGCAATATCATGAATTAATACCCATTTATTTGCGCCCATACCATATTGAGTTGTAAAACCGCCTGCATTGTCGTTAGGGTTATTTGAAGTATATAATGCAATTCTTCCACTTTCAATATCTCCAATATAATCACCGATAATTGTATTCTGCCACATTGCAAAATATTCAATATAATCACCATCAGTTGATTCCGCAATAAAACAGTTAAAATTATCTGCAGCACTTGTAACAGGAAGTTGAACATTTATTTGTTCATCTATATTATACTGTCCAAATGTTCCATTATAAACAATATTAAATATAGTGCTATATGTTACAAATACATCACTTAAAGGCTTAATGTTTAATGTATTTTCTAAATCGTTGCTTTTATTTTCTCCAAGTTCTTGAATTGAAGGAATGTGTAATTCTACATATTTATCATAGAATCTGTTCCCAAGAAACAAAGTATTAGTAGCAAATTTAATGACATTTCCTCCAAGAGTTTGCGGTTGTGTAATATATGTAAAGTTTGTTAAATCTTTTAAAGATCCTGATGAACTATCTTCTGCTCTAATTTGAAGTAAAAATCCACCTACATCGTCAAAACTATATCCTGAAACAATATGAATTTTAATTGTGTCTAAAGGATATGTAGTTGTTGTCAATCCTACTGAAGATTCCCAGTATGGAGGATACGTTACCCATGGTGTACTTGAATCGGTTCCCCAGAATGTACGTTCGACATTTATCGGAACTGAATTTAATGCAAGTATGTTATTTGTTTTTCCTAACGCATCATCTCCTTCATAGAAAATAGTTGAACCTAATGAAGTTTCAGCAACAAACGGAGTCGTTAAAGTACCTAAGCTCCCATCACGATTAAACTCATATTCTAAAAGTAAGAAGTCATTAAGTTGTACGTATTTCGAAATATTTGTAGGCATATTTTGTTTATTTTATTTTAAAACGTGTATACATTCCAAGACAATGTTGGTCCTAAAGTTATTCCAAATTTTCCTGTTGTAATGTTATAACCAGGCGTTACTCCGACACCTACACTAAATCCTGTGAACCAATGCGGTTTTGTCATCAAACTCTTTATGTATTTATTACTGTTAGGATCCGTCATAAATCCATCTAATGATTTAACTGTGAATCCAGGAAAAGCACTTTGTATATACACTTGATATTTTCCTTTAAGAACTCGTTCGCCAAAAGTTACATCAATTTGAGAAATTCTTTTGATTATCTCTGTATTAATATGAGCTAATTCAAGAGGATTTTTACTTATTACTCCAATGTATGTCTTTCCTGAAATTATATCAAAATTAAGAGAGTCATATTTAAAAGGTAATGTCCATGCAGCCATAAAAGTATTTGAATCAATCTGAATTAATTTAGCTATAATTTTATCTTTTTCATCTAAATATTTTGCTAACATTGCAGAATCTTGAACTAATCGAATAACTGTGTTATTAAGAGAAATAATACTTCCTGATTGCGCTTTTACTTTATCATATAAACTTTTATTTAGACTTTCTAAATCACTTATAGTTGATATGAATATTGCTTTAGAAGCTTCAAGTTCTCCATTTTTTGTTTTTTCTGTATGAATACTGTCTTGAAGAGCGACTATATTTATATTTGCTACATCTGCTTTTAATTTTAATGTGTTAATCCTTGAACATTGTATTGCTGCGAATATCAATAATGCAATGATAAGGATGATGGTAAAAATTCTGCTCTTTAAAAAAGTAAATATTTTTGTCCAATCAATTTTTTTAGTTGTTACGGTAGTATCTGCCATATTATTTTTATTTTAATTTATGAATTATGAACCTGTTATTATAAATATGTAAGGATATGCATGTATACCTCCAATATTGCCTATTGATTGAGCTCCACCTACCGGAACACCCATTGCTGATACTGTTGGGCCACCTGCATTTCCAGTTCCTGATCTATCTGTAAAGGATATCCAAGGAGAACTTATACTATCCCATACCCAAGGAACAGCTACTCCATCAGTAAATCGCATATTAAATGCTAACATACTTGAAGAACCCTGAGAAACACCATTTATCAACCAAGTATTTGAACCTGAAATATAGTTTAGACTTAATGGACCGAAATTATAACGAGTTGAATTGTGTTCAATCCATGCTTCAATACCTCTTTGAGCTATAGTTAAATATCCAAATGGTGTACTTCCTGGATTAGTAAGGAATGAAATAGTATCTTGTCTCTGATATTCAATACTCGAATCAACAGCTAATGTAATAGCTATAGGTGTAGAAACATTTGCTAG